TCGAAAAACTAATAATTTGAAATCATTACAATCAATGATTATTAGTGATTCTATATATATAGAACCTAAGGATTATCATAATTCACTATAATGACTAGGACACATAGCAAAAAATGGCCCCCAGATTTAATATAATGTTATTCTAGAGCCTTCTAGCTTGACTGCTATTCTTGGCCTACTAGAATCTCTTCTAATGGTGTATCTTTAGGATTTTCATTCATCATAGCAGCTAATACAGACTCATCAAAGTCTTCAGAAATTAATGCTGTATATGGAGAAATAAGTCTAGATACATTACGAAGAGACATGGACTTATATGCATTCATATCTTTTGAGCCTGATAAACGGAAAGGTTTAGTTTCATCATTCTTTGCTCTACATACTTCAGAAATTGCAAAGCCAAACATTTGGTTATTGATCCCATAAGAAGAACCATTTATTTCCATATTTTCAATAACCAAATCTTGAATATTTTGATATGGAATTGTATTAATTACATAACCAAGCATGAAGAAAAGGTTAAGCATCTTTTCACAGTTACCAACGAATTGAATAACTTTTGTAGATACGATGATTTGATCATCATCTCTATATCTAAGTATACGATAATCTTCTGGATCGCTATTGGCAGTGAGTTTAAGTTTCTTAACCTTAGTAACTTCATAAGGTCTAGTAGCAAACATGGATGGGAATCTAAACATTCTTAATCCATCATTCTTACCAGTTTCGATATCTTGAACAGTATAATTGAATATACCCATGATATTAATATAGTCGCCTTCTTGTTCTGCAATATTTCTATCGAAATACTTTTCTGGAACGTATGCTACCATTTCTTTTCCTTTAGCTGAGAATAAGATAGATTCTTTCTCTTGCTTGCAGAAATAAGGAAGTTTAGCCATTAATTTTCACTACTTTCTTCTCAAACACTATAGAGAGCTTTAAAATATGGAAGTGCTCGTTTATCTTCTTCAGTAAGATCTTCTGATAAGGATTTCTTAAAAGCAATCTTACCAACTGTTTCTCTTTGATGAGGATCTGCACCATTATCCATTAAATATTTAGCAATGGCATATTTACCATGCTTTAATGCATTATAGAATGGCCAGTTATCATAACAATCAGCAGTAGCTCCTAGTTCCATCATATATTTAACTAAATCTAAAGAAGAGTATTTTACAGCTTCATTAAATGCAGAACCATTTCTAATATTTCCGAAAGATCCACAAGTAGGTTTGATATCATTTTCAATAGCAAAGTCTACTAGCACTTTTAATCTTTCTAATTGGTTAGCATTCACCGCATCTAGCATAAGATCTTCTATTTGGAAAGGTCTATCTAACCCAATATACTTATCATATACAGCAGTTAGTACCTTCTTAACCACTGATAGTTTAGTATTAGGATTTTGGATAATGGTAGATAAGATGGGTTCATCTAATTCTCCAATATGGAGTAATAAGATAGAACTAATAATATCATCATATGGTTTCTCAAGTATCAATTCCCATAAGAATGGATTATTATAGAACTTTTTGTTCTTAATAATAAACGGTTTCTTTTGTCTAAATTCTTCTGTGTCTATTTCATTTTCAAAAGAAGAATTGTAATTATAATCCTTATAATTGATGCCTTTAGATAAAAGGCTGCTCATAAGAAGACTATCATTAATTAGTGCTTTTTCACCCAATTTGGTCATCTCCAATCATTAAAAATATCTATTATAAGTAAGTCAAGGAAATAGAAAATCCCCTAAGGAGAACTAACTCCTTAGGGAATAATTGAGTGTTAAGTGTTACTATTAGAATGAACACCAGCTCTGTGTTCCCAATCTTCACTCATATTTGTACCAAAGTCATTGAAATGACGATCTGCAAATAAGATTAAACCATTCTTATACATTACATTTCCATCATTACAACCACATTGGTTTTCATATCCATCAACTGGTACATCAAATTGTTTAATAACTTTAGGCATAGAAGTAGAACTTCTACCAGCATTTTTAGCAATAGGAGTAGTATCAGATTTAGAAGCAGTAATAATACCTTCAGATGTTGTACCACCAGTGGTTACACCATTAGAGTATACACCGCCTTTAATAACCGCACCTATAATAGTTCTACCAACTGTAGTTCCTCCAATAATAGTACCACCTATCAAAGTACCTCCAGTAGATACTAAGTTGCCTGTAGTTTTACCACCTTCAATAGTAAATTGTTTACCATTGATACAACCAGTAGCAATACCACCTTCACCAATACCGCCTTTTGTAGTACCACCAGTAGTAATATCTCCTACTGTAATACCACCAGTAGTGATCATATCTTCACCAGTGATTGTAGCATTAGTAAGAATACTATCTTTAATAACAGGATTAATGATAGTACCATTAGAAGTCTTACCACCAGATACAATTGTATTGATAGCAATTACATTAGAGATCGTGCCTTTTACTGTCGCTTTAGAAACGATTTCTGTTTTAGGATCTTTCTCTCCATCTACACTACCAGAACGAAGAATAGCATTTAAGATTTGACCTTCTGTAATAGTACCGTTTAGAGTATCTCCATTGATGACTGTGATATCCATCATACGATCATTCTTACCTTGAGCTAAACCATCTACAGTATGACCATTGATTTTACCATCAATAATAGTACCTTCAATAAGGTTACCATTTTTATCAATAATAGCATTTACGATAACTGCTTCTTTGATAACTTCTGCAGACGTAGTACCATATCTATGAATAGAATTATCAATAGTAGAACTTTGACCAGCAAATTTAGAGTATTCAGATACTCCTCGTAGTTGATCTGTTTTGATAACTGTTTTGCTAGTAGTATAATCTACAGAACTATCGATTGCTAATTTAAACAATGTGGCATTATTACAATCATAAGTTTTATAGATATCAGTAAGTTTACCAGTTACTTGTTTTAATACACCGTCTTCCACATATTGGAAAGTATATACTTTGCCAGGTTCTAATTCGATAGTAACATTCATCTTGGAATCGCTATATTTGATAGTAGCGATCAATGTACATTTTTGAGATACATCAACACCAGTAATCATAGAAGGAGTACAACAGCAACAAGATAAATTCAAAGGACCTTCTGCTCTATATAAACCACTCATCTGACCAGGAGTGATATTGGAATTCTTCGTAGTAGTATAATCAGAACAACATCTTCCACCAACTACACCGCCATTATATGCTGGAGTTGGATCAAAGACATGATTAACTTCATAGCAGTCATTGCTGCTAGAAACTGTATAATGACTATGAGAATTGCAAGATTTGCATTCAGACATTTACTTTACCTCCTTTAAGAAATTTAGTATTATAAAGATGTGAACACACAAGAAGATGGATAAGGGAAATAAATCCCTTATCCAATGGTTTATTGTTCAGTTGGAGTAACTTCGACTTTTGTAGCGTCTTGTAGAGGTAGATCCTTAATAGTCTCTGTATCCTCTTTAACGCCTTCAACAATAGCTTCTAATTCTTCCTTAGTAGGTGGATTTATAGCGCTGTAAACTAGTACTAATAGTTTGAAGAATTCTCTTACTTGATTAATAACGTCAGGATATTCATCAATTTGAGATTTAGTCATATAAGACCAAATAGAGATATTCTTCATAATCATCATAATGAAGAAATTTGTATGACTATCAAAAGGAGAAATACCTCTAGCAACTTTGGATAGAACAATAGAGAACAAAGCACCAAAGTCATATTCCTTTTCTGCACCATTCTTTAATTTAAATCCAAAGTGCACTAATACCGCATCAGTAAGTTCTGGTAAGAATGCATTAAATTCAAAACCAGATCTATTTCTTGCAGTATATAGATCTTCGATAGATCTTCTTAATCTTACTTCATTATTATAGATTTTAAGAATATTGGTTTTCAAAGCTTTGATGAAGATAGCTGGATATGCTTGAGAAGTAAAGTTAGCCATTTTATAAGCAAGGTATACTTTATCAATGATCTTCTTAGTCTTTTCTCCATCATTAGCAGCTTCAGCTTTAAGCTCTTCCATCATTTTATCACGTTTATTCAAATCTTTATCTTCATAATAGATATCAAAGATCTTTTGAATATACCTAGCATTTAGCTTTGTATGTTTAAAGAAGATAGAACCAGAGATATCATGTTTTCCATTGAATAGTGGTTCATTCAATTCAGCATCAAGTTCTGCTTCTAGTTCTTTAATAGTTGCATTCATTTCATCTGTTTCTTTTTCTAAGATTTCAGATGGTTTTAAGATTGTTTCTTCAGTCATGTTTCCTCCATTATTTGGTCATATTAGCAGCAACTTTAGGATCCAATGTTTCAAAGTAGTCTTGTTGCATTTTCAATCTTACTAAGGTAATTATATCACCACGAAGAATTGGATTATTGATTAATTGGTTATATAAGACAAATAATGGAACACCATTCGTTATTTGAGATAAGAAGATATTAATGATATTAGTATCTACCATACCATATGCATAACCATAAACTGTTGCATCAGGAACTTCCATATTTTTAATATAAGAAAGAACCAATGGAAGGTTAGCTGTAATTACTAATAATGCATTATCTTGACCAAAGATTGCTTTACCATAATTAGAACTCATATCTTTATTTAGTTTCAATTGTTCTAGATTGAAAGTAGAATAGATATTATCTCTTTCTTCATATAAGAATCTAGAAAAGAAGGAAACTAAATAGTTATTGAAATTAGATACGAAGAAATCATAGATAAACATTGCAGCCAAATATAAATCAGTTTCTTCATTTTCAATAAATTGGAATCCATATTTTTTGGATACTGCAGAAATTGTATCTCTATACATTTCTTTTTCTTTAGCAGAGATCTCTTCTTGATCATATGGATAAGTTGTATAAAGTTGTTGAAAGGTCTGTTTAAAGGCTTTGACGATATTAGGTTTTGGTAAAGTATCAAAGCGGTTAAACATTTGAGTCAAAGTGTCTTCGACTACATTCATAGCATAATCGCTATCAAATTGAACAAGAATACTAGCTAATTGGTTATCAGATTGAAGCTCGTATTCTCTGTTATTCATAAGGAAATCTAACATTAGGCGGTACCTCGATTATAACAATTAAAAGTGTACAAAGTTCTTATCTATTTGTAACCATTGCCTTAATTTTTTATATTGAGAATATAGGTATTATGCCATTTGTTGATAGTCTATTTTGTAATGAGTTCTAATAAGCTTATTATTTTCATCTGTTTTAAAGTTAAAATAATTTTTCCCAGTAACCATTTTGAAGAAATAATAGAACTCATTGGTTAGGTTATAACCATACACATTGTTCATATCATTTTGGAGAATATCAGAAACTGCATGATGGAAACTAATAACCCAGTATTGATTTTCATCAATATTATTAACTGATCCTCTTTTGACATTTAAAAATCCCAAACCTAATAAAATTCTAAATTGAATAAGCTCTAGCAAAGAAGTAGATTCATTTGATTCGAATTCAGTATATAAAGCATCTTCTTCAATATATAATTCTTTTGATTTTGTATCTACGATTATCCCTTTAAAATCACAGCAACTATGATTCTCATCGCAGATATTATCAAGATCAAACCTTTTTATAAATATTATATTTTTGAATGATACTCTATAAGGCTTAATCAATTCTGAATTCAATATTACTTCTTTAGCTAGATCGTTTAACTTACTCATTATAATACTTAACTCCTATTATTAACTCTTATTATGTTTTAATTTATCTATTGTAATCCATTATCTTCTTTATTGTTTTCATAATAAAGATCTCGCTCTCCAGCGTTCATTAGATTATAAATAGATGACTGACTCATTTCTTCTTCGGTTTTATTGAAATCTAAGAAAATTGAAGTTGGAAGAGAGCTATTATTTGATGCCATAGAATATTCGTCATCAATAGATACATCATCTGGATTGATCTTATATTTTCTAGCATAAGCTTCTCTTACAACTGGGTTTTGAAGCATTTCCCTTAACAGAGCAGTTTCTTGTTTACGTTGTTTAGTCATATAATCACCAAACAATGTATTCATGGCTTTTTGCATTTCACCCATTTGATTTTGGACTATTGATCCTCTATCATCATCAGGTCTATTGATATATTCTATTTCTTGAGTGATATCGGTCATATTTTCATCGATACTCATATCAAGAACTTCATCTATATCATCTTCTGTTTTGATACTGCCCTTTTCAATACCAAATAATTCTTTTAAGTTTTTACCTTCATACCATACATAAAGGCCAACTAAGTATGAGAATATTTGGTCATCGTGTGTTAAAGCAGAGTGTTCTACTTTACCATTACGTTTTACTTCTAGACCACGCATTTCTTGATAAATACTTGGAGAGATAAATTTATCTTTATGATAATTAACACGTTCTCTAAGTATTTCTATCAATAAATCACGAACGTTGTTTGTAGATGTAAGACCATATACTTTAGTCTTACGTTTATTTCTGATAATACGATTACCATCAGTAGTTTCTTCAAGAACTCTATCTTTAATTTCATAATAGAGGTTTTTCTTTACTGGAGTTTCTAATAACTTACCAATTACAGATAAGCCGTAACCGTTGTCTTTTGATATTGACGCAACTCAATATCAGATGGTCAATTCCATCCACCCCCATTACAAGGAGTGACGAGATCATATGTCGTCCCTATTTCCGATATAGGGCCAGGATTTTTCTTCCACCATTAGCTTGTGGTTCTACTCCCCCGCCAGGGGATGATCGTTGAACGTATATCTATTTTCCAATAGATATTTCGCTGCTAAACTAGGCCATTTGCAAACTTTTTAAACCATCACGATTATCATCACTGATTGCGTTGTGG